CAATGCTAGGAATGGCTGGTCTTAGAACTTATGAAAAGAAAGAAAAGGTAACAAAGGGAAACTGATGACTTGGGAAAATTTTAACTTAGATGAATTTGCTTGTAGGCATTGTGGAAAAAATCTTATAAGCCACAACTTAGTTGATAAGTTGCAGAGTTTAAGAACTGAGTTAGGTTTTCCTTTTGTTATAACTTCTGGCTACAGATGTACTGAACACCCTAATGAAATAAGTAAAAGCAAGCCAGGCACTCATGCTATGGGTTTAGCAGTTGATATTTTGTCACATGGCGAACAGGCTTACCAAATAGTTGCTACTGCTCCTAAACATGGTTTCACAGGTATAGGAGTCAATCAAAAAGGACAAGGGCGATTTATACATCTTGATATAGCAGAAGTAAATCATGGCAAACTAAGACCAACTATATGGAGTTACTAATGTCTAGATCTACTGTCAAAGAAGTCGCAAACCAATTAGAAACACATGAAAAAGTATGTTCAGAGAGATGGACGCATGCTTATGAAAGATTTGACAGATTAGAAAGTATGATATCTGTAAATTCACAAAGATTATGGTGGATAGCGGGTATTATTATAAGCTTGCTTCTACCAATAGTTTATAAAAGCTTATTTTAAAACAGGAGGCGCATGACCCCCCAAAATATAATGATTGGTAGGTCAGGAGAGTTTCTAGCGGCAAGTTATTTGTCTAGGGTTTTTGACGACATTTACTTTGCAGAAGCGAGCAGTAGATTTGATTTTTTAGTGGTCAAAGATCACATAAACTACAAAATACAAGTCAAAACGACTAATGCTACATCTCTTAAGAAAAAAGATCTTTGGTGTCGTTGGGATATAGCAAAAAAACAAACAAACAAAGTATCTAAACGAGTTTATGCTTCAGATGAAGTTGATATTTTTGCCTTTGTAGCACTCATGCTAGATAAAGTTGTTTTTGTTCCAAACAGGAATTTGACAAAAACTTTTAATAAAAAGGTAGAATACTTAGAGCAAGTAGATACTTTACAGAGTTTAAATCAATCTCTTGAACAACTTTTATTAGAAACAAATGACACTACAAAGACAAGAGTTCAGACCAGGCATCAATAGAGAGGGAACCGCATATGATAATGAAGGCGGATGGTTTGATTGCAATTTAGTAAGATTTCGTATGGGTCGGCCAGAGAAGTTTGGAGGCTGGTCTAAAATAATAAATACAGCATATGAAGGAACTGCTAGAGCTTTGCATAATTGGATATCTCTAGCTGGCACAAAGTTTTTAGGCATGGGTACACATTTCAAATATTATGTAGTAGAAAACAACTCAAGTTTTTCAGATATAACGCCAATAAGAAAAACTAGCACAAATAGCATAACTTTTTCTGCTACGAATGGTTCATCTGAATTGACCGTATCAGATACGGGTCATGGTGCAGTACAAAATGATTTTGTCAGTATAGAAGGAGCAGTCACACTAGGTGGTAACATAACTGCAGCTGTTTTAAATCAAGAATATCAAATAACTAGTATAGTTGACGGAGACTCCTACAAAATTACGGCGAAAGACACATCAGGCAGCACAGTAACAGCTAATTCAAGTGACTCAGGTAACGGCGGATCAGGCGTTGACGGCTACTATCAAATAAATACAGGTCTTGATTTATTTGTGCAATCAACTGGTTGGGGTGTGGGCGCTTGGGGATCAGGCGGTTGGGGTTCTTCAACTCCTTTATCTGCAACAAATCAACTTAGAATATATACACACGATAATTATGGGGAAGATTTAGTTTTCAACGTAAGAGGAGGTGGTATATATAGATGGGATCAAAGTGTTGGGTTACCTAGTAGTGCAGCTTCTTCTGAAAATACCAAAAGAGGTCAAGAACTATCAGGTCTTGCAGGAGCAAATCTTGTACCAACCTTAGGGCTACAAGTTTTGACTTCAGAAGTCGATAGACATTTGATTGTTCTTGGAGCAGATCCTTTGAACGCAGCTGGTACAGCAAGAACGCAAGCTATAGATCCTATGTTTATTGCCTTTAGTGATCAAGAAAATTTATTAGAGTTTGAACCCAAACTTACCAATACTGCAGGCTCATTGCGATTATCTTCTGGATCGCAAATTATGGGAGCAGTTAAGTCAAGACAAGAGATTATAATATTTACCGATACTTCTGTTTATAACATGCAGTTTGTAGGTCCACCATTTACATTTGCTTTGAATTTAATAAACGAATCAACAGGATTGGTTGGACCTAAAGCAGCTGTAACAGCTCCTGATGGTGTTTATTTTATGTCGTATGATTCTTTTTACACTTACAACGGTAGTGTTCAAGAATTACCTTGTACTGTCAAAAATTATGTTTTTAGCGATATAAATGAGTCACAAATATATAAGGTACAAGCATTTACCAATAATAAACACTCTGAAGTTGGTTGGTATTATCCTTCAGCTAGTTCTACAGAAATAGATAGGTATGTAATATTCAATTACAGAGATAACATTTGGTATTACGGGCAACTATCTAGAACTGCTTGGTTAGATGCTGGTATAGAAAATTACCCGCAAGCTGTATCAGGTGGTTATTTATACGAACATGAAGACGGGTTTGATGATGACGGCTCAGAGATGACTAATGTTTTTATAGAGTCGTCTGATTTTGACATAGGAGACGGCGATCAATTTGTATTTATGAGAAGGCTAATACCTGACATAAAGTTTCTAGATACAGATGCTAACTCTACAGTAAACATAATTACTAAAACTAGAAACTTTCCTGGAGACTCTTTATCTACAGCAAGCACATCTACTATTAGCCCATCTACTCAACAGTCACATATTAGAGCTAGGGGCAGACAAGCAGTCATACGAATAGCATCAAATGATGGAGATGGCACTAATCTTGGAGTAGGTTGGAGGTTTGGATCTACGAGACTAGATATCAGACCTGATGGTAGAAGGTAATGTCAAAACTATTAACTACAAGATTACCTATAGCTAGTAATGAGGTAACTCCTGAATTATTTAATAGATTAGTACGTATTTTAGAGATCAACTTAGGTAGTTTTGACCCAAACAATACGCTACAATTAACAGAAGCTGAAAGAGATGAGTTAAACTTTAATGAAGGTTCGTTGATTTTTAACACAACTACTAACAGCTTACAATTATTCGATGGGGTAGAGTTTGTTAATTTAAGCACTCCCTTCGCCTTACTTACAGTAACTAACGAAAACGTTAAGTTTCCTGCATTTTTAACCTCCTCTTTGGGAGCAGTAACAATTACAATTTCATGATGATATGCAAGAATTAAGAGAAAATTTAAAAGGTATAGCTACATTAGGAAGATTTGAAGACGATACTTTAGCTCATGTAGCTACAGGCGAGATGGTTTTACCGCCTGATATACTAGATAACAAACTGCTTATGTCCCTTAAAAAGAAATTAGAGGACAAAGGTTATGATGATTTTGATTCATTTTTCGTTGGTTCAGATACTGCCTCTATAAATCCTATTACAGGACTGCCTGAATACGGATTTAGCTTAAAAAGAGCCTTAGGTATAAAAGGCAGCGTATCAAAGAAATTAAAGAAGTTAGGTAAGAAAATAGCTCCAATAGCTGCAGTAGGACTTGCAGTAGGCTTACCTTTTGCTGCTCCATTTGTTTTAGCTATGGGTGGTACTGCGATAGGAGCTGCCGCCGCTGCGGGTGGTATAGGAGCCGCTGCAGGATCTTTTCTAAAAGGCGAGAAACCAAAAGATGTAATTACTGAAGGAGCTAAAGGAGCTGCGTCTGCTGCTGCTATGGCGACTATTTCAAGTGGTATAAAAGGCGTAAAAGATGGGGTTGGTTTTGCAGAGGGCGTAAAAGCAGGGGCTAGTGTTAGTCCTGAAATGCAAACTTTATTAGACAAAAGAAATGTTACTACAGAGCTTACATCAGGCAATCAACCCGCTATGACTGGCACAGATGTGGTACAACAAGGTACTATGTCTCCAACTACAGATGCATCAGGAGCTGGATCTTTATTAGGTGGCGAAGTTGATGAAGTTATGAAAGTTGTAGGAAGCGTTCCAACGCAACCAAGTTTTTCTGAGTTATTTGGGGCAGGTTATGTGCCAACTATTACTGATTATTCACTTGCAGAAGACGCTGCAGAAGCAACAAAGAAAGGTTTAGGAGATGTACTTAAAGATACTTTCTTTGGATCTATTTCAAATATAGATCCTGCCTTGTTGGCTCTATCTACTGCCTACGGTAAATTAGCAGAGAAAGAAGCTAAGAAATATCAGTATGGTCAAAAAGATATAAGAGATTTAAGACCAGAACCACAACCTTATTCAAGAGGTTTTGATCTTGGTTTTGCCGAAGGTGGTATAGCTGAACTTGATATGCGAGGTGGTGGAGAATCTATAGGTCCAGGTACAGGAACCTCTGATGATATACCAGCTATGTTGAGTGATGGTGAGTTTGTTATGACTGCAAAAGCTAACAACGGAGCAGGCGGATTTAAAATCACAAAATCAAAAGTTGGTTTAGAATTAATACCAAACGGTAAACCAAACAGGAAGAAAGGCGCAGCTAATATGATGAAATTAATGAAACATTTTGAGAGGTTCGCATGAGTGCACAGTTTTATAATAACCCTTCTGATATTGTCCCATTTAGCGATCAACGAGCTGTTGATCCTATAATTGCATCACAAGTAGAAAACTTAACTACTGTAGATCCCTTAATTAGGGAACTATATTTTGGTTCTTCCGATACCCCTGGTTTTATTGATCAATTAAGGAAGATCACGCAACAGAGATTACAATCTGATGTTCCTTTGAAAGATGTAGCGGGACTAAGCGAGCTAGAACAACAGGCTATAGCTAGGCAACAAGCTGGTCTAGATTCATTCAGACCATTTTTAGAAACTGCTGAAAGACAATTTGGTTCAGGTTTAGAAGCTTTGTTAGAAGGAACTACTGCAGCTAGAGAAATAGGTCGAAGAGCTGCTGATATGGAATTTGATCCAAGCATGATAGATCAATACTACGATCCATTTGAAGAACAAGTAATACAAAGAACAATAGATGATTTTAATAGAAGAGCTGCTGTAGAAGATCAAGCTTTATTAGCAGACGATATTTCAAGAGTAGGCGAGTCTGCTTTTGGTTCTAGAGGAAGATTAAAAAGAGAAGATTTAGAAAGAGCCAGAGGTAGAGGATTAGCAGAAAGTTTAGCCAACATTAGATCTGGTGGATTTAGGCAATCCTTAGATGCTGCTAGAGAAGATTTTAGAGGTACAAGAGCAGCTCAGACAGGACTTGCTAGTTTATTAGGAGATCTTGGAGCAGCTGAAGCAGGAGCTTTCAGAGCGTCTGCTAGTTCGCAACAAGACTTAGCTGATGCATTGAGAAGAGGACAAACAGAAGATATTAGAAATCTATCTTCTTTTGGACAATTGCAGAGAGGCTTAAACCAAGCTCAATTAGATGCTCTTTTTGCACAACAAGCAGCACAACAAAATTTAGGTTTGGACACTCTTAAAACTGCTGGTGGTTTATTACCGACCTTTGGTTTAGGAACTGGCCAAAGACAATTGCAAACTACTTACGGCATACCGAGAGATCCTGCAGCAGTAGGAGCAGGAGCTGGACTCAGCATGTATGCTGCTTTAAGAAAACCTATGGCTGAAAGCCCTTATTCGCAGAACGCATAATGAGTGTATTAAAAAGAAGAATGTTTCAAAATGGAGGACAGGCTGACTCTCCTGCTGTTAATTTACAAGCTTATGCAGCAAATCTAAATGACGGCACTAAAACTGCAAAAGAAATATTTGATGCAGTAAACCAATATGCATCTTCATTTGGAGTGTCAGGTTTATCTTTAGCAGAAGTAGAAGAAATAGTAGCAGGCAAAGACACTCCTAGAATTACTGCTGATAGATTGCTTGGAGATGAAGCTAAAAATAAATTTGTATCTGCAAGTTTAGAGTTTCCAAGCCCTAGAGCCATACCTGTACCAACTGTAGATCCTGTTGGATTAAATAATATCAATATTACAAGCGTAGATGATTTTGGCGATTTGTTAGATACATCACCAAATTTGGAAGACCCATTAAAAGGTAGTCAATCTTTCGATCAAATTGTAATGTCTCCGAACAAAATACCTTTAGAATCAGATCAATTTACAGTAGGCGGAAAAGTTTTTACGTTAACTGATAAATTTATCAATCAGTTAAATAGTAGATCGCCACAAGCACGCCCTGAATTTATTTACCAAATTATTGGAGATAAAACTTATGATGCTAGTCCAGAAGTAGGTCAAATATTGTATAAATTTGCATCTTTAGAAGAACCTGGATTACTAAAAGCTTTAGGAGAAGCATCAAAAGCCGTAAGAGAAACTGGCAACATATTTACTACTGAATCTGCTCCAAGATCAGCAGAAGCTATCGAGCAGAGGTTACGTAGTGGTCCTACGACACCTTCAAATTTTACTTTTTTATTTCAAGACGCTGTAAGAAAAATTAAAAATTTTACGGGAGATTTAGGTTATGTGACTGAAACTGCTTTTTTTGGAGTGCCTGATGAATTGCCCAGAGAAAGAAGTTATACAGATCAAACATTAGATATTACAAATGCATTAAAAAATTATGGAATGATAGAAGAAGTTTCAGAAGATAAAATTATGCAACAAAGATTAGGTGATTTAGGAGATGCTGTAAAAAAAGAATTACCAATAGAAGAACAAGTTGAGGAAGAAGATTTTGTTGAAACACCTAGTGCTATTTTTGATCCTACACAAACTATAGATATACCTTTTGACCCTACGAAGAAAGAAGAACCTAAAGTTGAAAAAAGAAAGGTAGCTAAAACTTACCAACCATTAGTAGATCCTGATTTAGCATTAGATTTTCTTGGCGCAGTAGGCGGTAAATTAGTTGAAACAGGTAGAGTAGATTTAGGATTAGCAGGTGGGGCTGCTGATGCAGTAACTTTAAGAAGACAAAAAGAAGCTGCTGAAGCAAAAGCAAGAGCAGAAGGAGCTACAAAAACAGCTCTTAAAGCAACTGACTTAAAAGCTTTAAGAGACTCTGGACAAAATATAAATTTAAAGATTCAGGAATACGAAGGCGGTAGAGCAGGTATAAGGTTTGTTCAAGAAGCATTATCTATATTTAAAAAAGCAAGAGAAACGGGAGAGCCTTTAGGTGGTATACCAGGATTTATGGCTGAACTTGGAGATAGAGTACAAGCTTTATTTGGTTATGATGAAGGACCTGAGGATCAATCTGCTAGAACAAGAATTAACAAATTAATTGAAGTTGTAAGGCAAGGTAATATTAGAGACATATTAGGAGAATCAGGTAGAACCATTTCAAACTTAGATAGGGATATAATCAAAGATGTGTTTGGTGGTATAAAAATTGATGAATCACCAGATATTGCTATAACTAAGTTAGAAAAATCATTAGAAAAATTACAATTAGCTAATCGTGCAAGACAGGGAGATATACAGGATGAAATGAGATTCTTGCAATCGCCTGAGTTTGGTTCAAGAGGTTTTGATACCATACTGTCCAAATTAAGTAGTATAAATTCAGTATTGGCAGATGATCCTTTTGCTCCTTATGTTGCAACCGCTGCAACTTCATATCAGCCAATAGTAGACATAGATTTATAATGAAAAGATTCAGAGTAAATGTTGATGGCAGTAATTCTCTAATTATTGAAGCTAATAGTGAAGAAGAAGCTAGAAAAATAGCAAAATCAAAAATACTTACAAGTGAGTTGTCTAGTGATGTAGATAACATTCTTTTTGATTATGAAACAGGTATACCAAATATTAGAGGTCTAAGATCTAAGTTAGGTAGAACAGAAATTACTAAAGGTCCAAACCCTTTCGCTGAACAAGACCAAGTTGCTACAAATATTTTAGGGACAAGAGGTTTTACTAGAGATTCAAGAGGTAGGTTAGCTGTTACGCATGAAGGCTTAGAAGAGCTTGGTTTGCCTGAGTTACAAAAGTTTGTTACTTTAAGCGATGGCACAAAGATAGCTAAAAACGTAATTATAGATGAGAGAGAAGTTAATTTAGGTAGAGATTTATCTGATTTTTCAGGAGTAGTAGGTCCAATAGCAGGAGCTATCATAATGATGTCTCCACAACTTAGATTAGCAAAAATAGTTTCTTCTTTTTTAGGATCAGGCAGAGCTGCAAGAATAGTTCAAGCAGCCGTTGGTTCAGCCGCTGGTAAAGGTGGAGAAGAGGCTTTAGATGCAGCAGAAGGATTTCAATTACAAGACCGTAACGAACTCGCTCAGACTTTAGGGCAAGAAGCTGTTTTAGGTGGTTTTGGACAAGGGCTTGGAGAAGGTCTTGGTCTTTTATATGGAAGTATGTTTGGTAAAAAAGCTCCCTTCGACAATCTAAGATTTATACAACAAGCTAACTTAGGTAGATCTATTATAGATTTGATGAAGTTAGACAAAAATTTAGGTAGAGAGGCTACAGAAGCTGAAATAAAAAAAGCTATCAAAGCTGGACAAATAGAAGTTTTTGCTGAAAGAGCAGTACCATCACAAGATGCTTTGAACAGAGCTATACCTGGAAGATTTCAGAAAATTGCAGAAACTGTATTGGGAGACGCTAGAACAGGTAAAACCAAAAAGTATTTAAATGCGGAACTTAATAAATTACTTAAGCTTATTGATTCAGATCAAAATAATTTATCTGCATATATTGACGAGATTACAAAAGGATCTTTAGATGAACAGATTACAGCTAAATATACTGCATTAAGTCAGGCAGATGAAAATGTTAAAAAACAACTTTCTACTTTATTAGATGATGTGTTTGAAAATGTAGCTGGCCCAAAAGCTTTATCAGAAACTTCAGGGGGTATCTTATCTTCAAGTGAAATAGGACAACAAATACAAAATACTTTGCAGTCAGCAAACCAAATGGTTAAAACACATTATGGTAATCAATATAGAGAGCTTGATAAATTGTTTGGTGATCTTATAGATTTTAAAACTCCACCAAGATTTAAAAATAGAGATGAAGTAGTTAGAGCTAGGGATGCTGGCGAGCTGACTGAAAGTCAAGCTATGGATGACTTTACGAAAACAGAAGAGGCACTACAAGCTTCAGTACAAGTAGAGCTATATAATGGTATCAGACCTATATTAAAAAGCCTTAGAGACGAATTAACTAACAAAAGAGTTAGTTTAGGCGATGATTTTGCAGGTACTGAACTTGATGCCAATGTAGCAAGCATATATTCCCAAGCTATGAAGATGTTAGATGATTATGATGCTATGTATGAAGGAACTTTACGTATTGCTAGAGGAGAAGCAGATTCAGCGAAAACTCTTTTGTCAACTACTGATGATCCAAATCTACGTTTGAATCAAGATAATTTTATGAATTTTATAGATGTGCCTTTTTTAGAAAAAACTAGAAATTTATTGTCAAACGCTTTATCGGCAAAACACAGTCTTCTGATTGGCGGTAATAATGAAGCTATTTTAAATATAATTATTAAGGCTTTAGATGATAGGCATTTAGAATTTTCAAGACCTTTACAGAGTGTATTTAGCGCAGTAGAAGATCCAAACTTTTACAAAGGCATAATAGGAGACACAGGCATAGGCAGACAGTCAGGACAAAAAGTAAGCAAATTAGTGAGAAGTTTGAGAGATGTAAATAGAGGTTATGCTGAAAATATGAATGCCTTTGCTAACTTAAAAGTTAAAAAAATGATTAGTGAATCATTTAAAGGTGGTATTGATGCTGATGATATTTATTCAACAATTATAAAAGGCAACATTAGTGGTAATGATCTTAATAAAATATTTAGCGGTTTGAGATCATATGATGATTATTTAAAAATTATGAGACCAGATGAACCTGTTTCTAATAAAGCAGAAGAATTAAGACAAGGTTTAATAAGAAGATTTTTTAATCAAACTGCTTTAAAAAATACAGATGGTGTTACAGAAAACATTGACTTCACTAAGTTTGCAAGAGATGTGAAAAGACTTTACGCAAGCGACAGAGAAAAAGCTAATGTCTTATTTGGTAAAGATGCTGATTATATTTTTAGGACTATGGATGAGTTAGAAAAATTAAATGTAAATATTAAGGCTAAAGATTTATCTGTTTTAATCAAACAATTTAACAAAGAAAAAGGTTTAGGAAAAACAGAAGCTTTTATGCAAGAGCTAGAACAACTTGCAAAAAGTAGAAGTGAACTAGAAATATTCCAAAGTAATAGAATATTAAGAGACTTACCAAACTTATCTACTGATGAAGTTGTTGCTGCAGCGTTCAGACCAAAAAATGCAAGTGCTATAAGAGCATTAGAAGAAACATTAGATCCCGCAGACTTTGCAAGAATACAACAAGCTAGTATGGGTAAAATATTAGAAAAGGCTATTGATGCTCCTGGAAAAGGTACAGGTAGAATTACAGATATATTTAAACCAGAAAATCTAAAATCTGCTTTAGATGCTTATGGAGACGATACATTAGAGGCTATGTTCGGATCAGAAACTAAGAATGCACTAAGGGCTTTTGAACAGGGTATGAGAAGTTTAACGGCGGGAGAAGTTGGTAGAGGAGGTACAGCAGGTACTCTAGTTGCTGCGGGTATAGCTGCGGGAGCTTTGAACTTAGCTATGCTACCAACCATTATAGGATTAGGTATTATGAAAACTGTTATGGGTAACGCAACTTTTTTAAAAGTAGCAGCTAAAACAGATAAAGGATCCATAGTAAAAGCTATAGATGCTATAGAGAGAGCTGGCAGACAATTTGGTATTAGATTGTTAGTGCCAAGCGATCAATTACAGGTACAAATAGATAATCTAACTAAAGGAGCAGAAGAAGAAGGGCAAGCTTTACTTGAAGAATTAAATCCTTTAGAAGCTTTAGAAAGTGAGAGAAAAACTTTACGAGATTTAAGGGATACAATTACCATACCTCAAAGAACTACTAACATACCTATGCCACAAATAACTCCTGTAGCAACAGGTCCATTGACGGCAGCAACAGATTTTGACGATAGAGTTGAGTTTGCAGAAAGGTTAGCAGGAAGAAGAATTATTTAATATTATTAAAAATATGGGATATTACCGAAACGGTAAAACCGTTGCCGAGCATGCGGTAACGCTGAGTGTTTGAAACTCCTTCCGTATAATTATCAGGAACTGTTTGTAATCTTTCACATTCTATTGGCAATAACTTTCTCCAAGTAAGATCCTCTGACTGCACGCCTTTTTTTGATTTTTCAGTTACTACTAAGCTATCCTTTTGTGCAGTAGTTAGAGCATTAGATTTTTTATCTTGGCGTAGTTCTAACATTTGTTCAGTTTTACCCGCTACTGATTCGCCAAACCTATCTGATCTTTTACCATCTTTATCATAAGCTCTACCCACTACTCTACCCCCTGTCACTACTTTCGGTATATTGCCACTACCTGAGCTAGATTTTAATGGGCCAGTCTTATCTGTATCTTCCATATATGTTTGTTGTTCAAAAAACCAAGACTTGCCACTAGATCCTTTTGGCAGTCTTTTTACCATTACCTTAGGTTCCCTATTACCACCGCCCATACTATTTAAAGTTGGGGCTTTCCCATCTTCTGAGTAAACTCTTTTTAAAATATCATGCCCTTTTATGTCAGTAGCAACGCCAACTTGTTTTGTTTTGGTTTCTACTAAGGTATTACCATTACCCGCAGTACCGCCTGATTGAGAAGATAAAGCAGAAGATTTGCCATCAGCAGAATAAATGCGGTTGCCTTGCCCGCCATCTTTTACTTTTCCAACTTGTTTAGGTTTACTCAAAGCATACAAACTATCTGTAGATGTTTTAGCTTGATTAGCTAATAACGCTCCACTTTTTTTCTGATTTGGTTTAAATGCTCTAGATCTTGGGTTTTCTCTAACTCTTTTATTCATCTTATCTGATAAATTGTAATCAGATATTTTTTTACTCACTAACTGCCTTCTCGATTTCTTTTTATATTGGTCAACACTAGCTCCCTTATAATAGTTTGCATCTATACAATAAGATTTATCTTTTTCTGTTTCATAATCGTCAATCAGAATATCTTTCAACACAATTCCTAAATCTTCAGGTTGCTCAACATTTGGTATGTTAGTCCAATAAAGTCTTTGTCTTGATTGTGCACTTAGTAAAGCACTATTAATTAGTATTGGTTCTATTAATCCTGGAAAGAGTCCCGAACCCTGATAATCAGGATAACAATCTGAAACTTGTTGTGTAATAACTTCTATAAATTCTTTTTTCATTCTTACATTTTCAAGTAAGAAATATTTTGGCTTTATTTCTTTTAGTAGTCTTATAAATTCAAAAAACAAAGCCGATCTTGGATCATCAAATGCAAGTTGCTTACCCGCAAAACTAAAACCTTGGCATGGAGATCCAGCCACTATTAGATCTATATCTTTGAAATCTTCTGCTTTTAATTTTGTTACATCCCCAACTTGTATAGTGTCAGGAAAGTTTTTTTGTGTAATTTCAATAGCATATTTATCTACTTCACTTGCATAGTATTTATTTACTTTGATGCCCGATCTTTGTAAAGCGAGTTGTGCACAACTCATACCATCAAATAAACTCAATACATTCATAAAATACCTATTTCATTTCTATCCATACCTAATGGTTTATCAGACAAACAAATCATTTTATCTTTTGGTATATGAACGAAGGGTTCGTTATCTTCATCTGATTCAGGAGAGGTGTTTACGTTCATTCTTAAATCATATTTAAACTTTGGGTCATATTCATGACACCAAACACTATCTTTCATAGCGTAAACTAAAATAAAAGGTACTTTGGTAGATTCTGCATAAGAAGCCCCTTTTCTAAATTTTTTAGCAGAGATTATGAAAGTATCATATTTATCTCCCTCAAAGGTTCTGCATTTGACTTCACACCAATAACATCTTTCTTTTGATTCTATCCAATAGTCTAGGGCATAACTCACAGGCAACTTAAAACAACTTACGTTCCATAAGCCTTCTAAAAATCCCGCTACTCTCTCTTCTCTTTTTTGATCTTGATGAGTTTCAAAACTTGGTGGTTTCATAATTACCTCTATAAATCGTGTATATGATAGTTAAGCGTAATTTCTTCGCCTTTTAATATATCAACCTCTGAGAAGAGGTTAAAAACTTTATAGCGATCCCAATTCAGCATTTCTGCTAAATAGCAATTATTTTCTTCTGAATGATTAATAAACCCCCCTAAGGGCGTTCTAAGGAAGTTTGTGAGTATTGGAATCTGCACATGTGTAATACCAATATTGGTATCTCTTTCTATATCTTCTTTTGCAAAGATACCCATACCGTCAATTTTACTTTTTTTAATCTGTAAGTAATCGGGTAATGGGTTGTAATAAAATTTATTTACTTTCATTTACTCCTCAAAATAATTTGGATCTACTGCTACAAATCTTTTGGCTGGTCTGCCTTTTCCGCCTACCTTTATTTCTACTTCTTGTATTTCTCCCGCATTGATTAATCTATCTATAATTTCTTTGACTTCATGTGACTTCATGCTTCTAAATAATTCATGCCTATCTACTTCTCTTTTTGAAATACCGTCTCCGTTTCTGGATCTTATAAAATTAAGAACTTGTTTTATTTTTGATTCAGTTGCAGAACTTGCTACCTTATCTCTACAAGCTTCTATAAAAATACTGTCGTAATAATTAACATAGTCTATACACCATTTAGTAATATCTCCAGAAATTACTTCTGCATTTACATTATCTGCTAACGCACAACACAAAGATAAACGCATAGCTTTCTCTCTTGTTCTAGACAATAAGGGTTCTAAATTATCTTTCTCTAATATGTCTTGTCGTTTAACAATATCCCTTGCCAAGTCATTCAATAGCTCTTTTGATAAATCATCAAACTTTAAAACTTGTTGCTTGAAATCCATTTCAGCATTATTAATTGCAGTAGCCATCAATCTTGTTTTTGGATATCTAACCCCATCTATCCAATCAGTAATTTTTTTAGGTGGAGTAGTAGACTCTTTGAGTGCTGACATTTTTCTTGGTTCTTTTGATTCAACAACTATAAACCTATTTAAGAAACCATCTGCTATACGGCCAGAGTTTAAGGCTCTGTAAAAGTTCTTTGGCACAGATAGTCCTACTAATGTGATAGCAGGTTTATGTGTAATTCTGTTCATGAATTGTTCTCTATATTGTTCAGGCACATTCATCATTGAGTAATTATCTGGTCTTAAAGTACCATGACACCTTCCCCAAGCCTCCATAAGCGTCTGTAGACCGTCTTCTCTGTTAGAATTGCTTTGATTGCTGATAGCCTCTAATCTTTTTCCAAATTCGTCCATTATGGTGATCTGAGTGGGTCTATATTTAAGTATTGAATGTACTGCTCCACTAGATGTATAACCGTCCCCTACAAGCAAAGCACTATGGTTTGAAGCGTTTAAATTTCTTTCCACAAATGTTTTGATGTTTTCTTTACCTTGTCCTGACTTAGCAATGCCCATAAAAAATAAACTAGAAAAATTATTTATATTTGTGCTGTAAATCCTTCCGCAACTTACACTAGCCAAAGACAAAGCTCCTACCATAGATAGTTCAGGTTGAGACACTTGCGCTATCTGCTCGCAATACTCAAACATATCTTTAACTAATCCTGGAGGATTAAAGAGATCTTTTGGTCTTGGTATGGATTCTTCATAAGAAACAAACAAAGGGGCTTTTGCATTCTTTCTATCATGTGTTTCTCTGACACTTCTAACAACTGTATCTACTTCTTTTTGCGGTAGTGGTGGATTATTATTAGTGTTCCAAGATTGTAAGAAAAATTTAACAAACTCTTGGTTTATATTTTTTGATATCAAATAACCCGCTAATCTAGCTGCCTGATCATTTCTAGATCCCTCGTTCACACCGTCTAACGAAAAAGGAGAAACGGTAGTTTGTGTCTCTGTTTTAGTAACTCCTGTAACCTTTTGCCACTCTACATCTGTAAAGTCAGGTAAATCTGTAACATCCATTACCTTCCAATCAGGAAATGTCACAGGCTTATAAATAGCTCCACTAGCATGCCTATTATGAGGAGCAACTATCAGACCTCCTGTTCCTCTAATATCTATATGGCGTTCTATAGGTGTTGTTGCGGTTCTCTTAGTAGCAAAGGTAGAAAAGTTTTGTGGGTTGTTATAATAGAAATGCATGCCCTTACTAGTTATAACTCTGAATGGACTAGGTGGTAAATTCTTTTCTACCCAATCCATACTCTCAGGACTATCTGCATCAACAACTAGAAAATCTCCACATACCAAAGCAACAACTAAATCATCTCTATTTGAAAACCATTTCTGAATTTGTTCTTCAGTTGGTCTTTCATACTGATACTTCTTCCAATCCTCTAAAGGTCTTTTATTGGCTCTCAATAGGGGAACAACGCTATAGCCCTCTGTATGATAGGCTTCTGCGAGATCTAGTGCTGTATCGTTCTCAGATAGATTTAGCTGAAACATCCTTTTGATCAACTATATCTTTTATTGCTCCATACATTGATTCATAGCCGATCTTTCCGTCTGTTGCCTGTATAATTTTTTGTGCCTGTTTTATAGATGGCAATCTATAACCATATCTCCAAGCTTTCACGGTTGACTCTGAAACATTGAATAATTCAGCAGAAGCTTTCATTCCATAGAACTCTATCCATTCTCTTAATGTCATACTTTTTACCTTCCTGTTTGTGTTTTGTGGCTTGATGTTAAGCCGTTCCATTTTTTTGAGTTCTCTTGCTGCAATAATAGCTGTTCTAAAATAATAGTTTGCTTTCCAGACTTCGCTATGCGTTTGTGACAAGTTACTCCTCCGATAAAAAAAGATTTACGGAGTGTAACTAATATAGTACACTCACGCAATACTTTTTTAACGGAGGTGAACTATGAGTATAGAAGATAATATAGTTAGCCCTAGTGCTATGGTTCAAGACCAAGGCGCTAAAGTGCTAGTGTATGGGGCTTCTGGATCTGGTAAAACATATCTTTGTTCTACCGCCCCTGGCAAGAAACTTGTCATAAGTGCAGAAGCTGGATTGCTATCAATTAAGGACAAACCAAACATTGATGCAATAGAAGTAAAAGAAGCAGCAGAGGTTATGGAGCTTCACAACTCTCTTAGAAATGGAAAATTAAAAGGCAAATACGATACAGTATGTCTAGATTCTATTTCAGAGATTAGTGAACTTTTACTATCTGCTGAGAAAGCTAAACATAAAGATGCCAGAATGGCTTATGGTAATGTGCAAGAAACTGTTACTAATGTTATGAGAGCTTTTAGAGATTTGCAGATGCATGTCATTTTTCTTTGTAAAGAAGAGAAACTTAATGTAGATGGATCTCTTGTTCATGAACCAAAAATGGTAGGAGCCAAACTTGGTCAATCCATTCCTTACTTTTTTGATGAAGTCTTAGCGTTAAGAGTCATTGAAAGACAAGATGATGAGGGCAACCTTACTAGAGAAAGATGGTTGCAAACAGAAATTGGACAAGGGTTTAATGCAAAAGATAGAAGTGGTTTGTTGGAACCGTTTGAACAACCAAACCTAACAAACTTAATTACTAAACTTGGTTTTATTTCTTCTGCTCCAAAAGTGCAAGAAGTAAAAACAGCAGAAGGAGGTAGCTAATGTCGTTATTTAAAGATGTTGAATTTATGGGCGATCTAGATCTACAAGCTCCTTTAGGGCCAGAAGTGGCTCCTAAGGGAGACTACGAATGTAAGGTTTTGGAAGCTATGGAGCACGTTAGTAAAGCTGGTAATACTAGCTTTAAAGTTGTTTTCCAAGTCGCTGACGGCAAGTTTAAAGATGTCACAGAATACTTTAACTTGTGGAGCGATAAAGAAGATTACAAAAATATTGCTACACAAAGATGGACAAAACTTTTAAAAGCCATAGGATTTAAAGAGCAGATCGAAAAGGAAGATGAACTTATTGGTAAAAAAGTTCAGATTGCTTTAGATAAAGTTGAAGAAGATTGGTTGGATCAGGAAGGACAAAAAAGAACATCCTACAGAAACAAGATACTAACTTTTAAACAGTTAGAAAATCTTGCGAGTAGTGATGCGGAAGAGAATCCACCTCCCCCATTCTAAGCGTTCAGGACTCTCCTATAAGATTCATTTCCTGGACGTTGGGTAGCTTGTTGGTTGAGCGAGCTACCCTCAACCGAACAAATATTTATCTAATAATTCCCTACCCTCTAACCTTTTTCCTAAGTAAGTAATTTTACCTGTAAAAATGTTTTCGCATTTGATAATGCCTGAGTTGTATTTAGTGCAATGACATATACCTAATTTTTCTTCTCTTGGGTAATTGAAGCCATAACTAGTATTGTCTAAATTATCAGTAATAATCCAATCTATTTGTTTAGCCCATTCTTCAGCTTCTAGTAAAGCTTGTTGTGCTTCTACTTGAGATGAATACTGAGTCATTTTTGACCTCCTAATCTAAGAGGTTTTAGAAAATGTCTTTTAACAAAATGCATGGCTTTCGAGCCATGTTGTTTTTTTGCAATATTTCCGTTTTGATCCAAATTACTAATTGGTACTCCTAATATTATTTGCTCTCTTATTTTGTTAAGCCTCCTTTCTATTTCTTCTTTGGATAGAGACACAGATTCAACTTGATTAGCATTTTTATGTGCAACTAAGTGAGCATCTTTCAAATCCCTAATTGCCATACCAACTAATTGTTCCGATATATTGAGCTTTCTACTCATTTCATATTGACTCATACCAGCTTTTTTCATTTCCAAAACTTTGTAGTGTCTTTTGGTAAGTTTTATATCACTATCCATAAACAACAAAGGATCTGCTTTACCTTCCCTCCAATAACCTCGCAAAACTTTTTGAAAATATCTTCTTTGCCACAAGTTAGCTTTTTTATAAAAATTCCTCTTCCACTTTGTAAACTTTGGTGTGCCATAGAAAGATTCAATTGCATTGACAATCTCTGCATGCACAGACTCAATTTGTTTTTTTCTACGGAACTCAGTCCTTTTTTCAGGCTCTCTTATCGGATATCCCACATCTTCCCACCTTTCTAAAATCTGTCTTACTCTTTCCCTAGATAAATTATGTTTATCGCCTATAGATTGTAAAGTGCTATCGAGATTATCATTCCATTCTTTCATAATGAATATATCTCTTGAGATGTTTCTAGAAGCTGTATGTTTCTCAAAATATGGAAGATCCAGAAGATTAACAGAAGATGTGTAAGGCATATGTAGCTCTGCATATAAAAGTTTTACTTCTTTTTCTAACTCTTCATACTTGGTTTTATATTTACTAAGTTTTTCAGATACTTCTGTTAATAGCCTCTCTTTGCGTAAAGTTTTCTTTAAAATTTTTGCTTTATTCATTACTCCTCCCTACCTAGTAGTGTGTCTAAATTTCTTTGTAGATAGTCGTCAATAATATCTATTGCCTCATCTATCTCCTTTTCTTTTGCAGAGTAAACATCTGGTTTACCTGTTTCAAAAATGTAGCTTTTAATTTTTTCTAAACTTTTAGCTACCTCTAATATTTGTGCATATTTTTCCTCCATTATTCTTCTCCTATTGGTTTTGTCCAGACATATAGATCGACTATATCTGGTGAGTTATAGATCTTAGCTTTCTCGCCATTCAACACTTGTTCAAATCTCGGTAAAGCATGTTTGATTTTATTCCAAGCAACTTCCATATCTGATTCGCTGACTCTGAATATCTTATTTGCAAAAGGCATAGTCTTTTCTTGTGCAACAAAATAGAAATCTGTTACTTTGAATCCCGCCTTTTCAAATCCTCTTTTATACCAAGCTGCTTGAATATCGTATTGATACTTCTTAACAGATTGTAAGAATCCGTATGGAGAGCAGTCTTGTGTAGTTTTGTAATCTACTAAGATGATCTCATTAGTAGCGTAAGGCGACTTGATTGGGTGTCTGAGTACATCTGACTTTACCTTAAGAAGTAAATCTCCTTCATACCAATATATAGCCCTCTCATGCGGTACTTCAAACACCGAAGGATATTCTCCTATATCTGGATGTAAGTATTTATCTGCTTCAGGTATTAGATGTCTAGACATAGCATGGATCTTTTCTCTATCGTCTGCTGATATGACTGTATAACCTCTTGCTTCAAAGTCTGCTTTCAGTTCTTTGTTTGCTTTTGTGTAAGGAGATCCAGAGATGCAAGCAATCTCTTTTGCAAAAGCGTTCTCGCCTTCTACAATATAAGCGTGTGCTGCGGTACCGAATCTAAGTGCTGGAGAATCTTTTACCTCCTCCTCTAATGCATGAACCTCAGATTGCATGAATCTTCTTACTGTTGATGATGAATGTCCTGGACCCGAGTGATAATCGTCATTGGACATATCTGGAAAATAAAAAGCTTCTCCTATTACAAGATACTCCTTAGTTTCTAAAAACTCTGGTAGTTTAGTGTGTTGTTCCATCTTTGCTCCTCTCTGCGTGTTTTGATTTGAATCCCCATTGTTTTGCGAAAGCTCGCATACCCTCAACGTAGGATAGTTCGTCTTCTCCCCAAGCCTTAAGTTCTTTGTTGGTTATCCTTAGCCATTCTGCGTAGTTATCTTTCCAAGAAAGATCGTCATCATAAATAAAAGGTGTGGAGAAGAATTTAGGTGTTAAAAAACTCAATTGAGATGCTCCATACAAAAGAATAGTCCGCCTTTCTTGTAATCGGCTGGTTTTCCGCAAGTTTCACAGATAAACTGTTCTTCTTGCTCTTCCTGTTCCTCTATCTCTTGTATTTGCTCTCTTAGAGCCTGTTCTAAGTCTTTTAGATGCTTGCTTAATTGATGGATAAGGTAATTAAACTTATCCTTCTTAAGCAGATCCTCTGCTGTATTTTTACTCATAGTTTCTCCTTTGTTAAAAAGTGTTATTATAAGGATATGTATAGAGATGTCCACACTTTGTACCCTAATTTATATATATTTAGTTATGAGTGATTTAAAGATAGTTAGCATAAAAGATAAGCAAGAAACTCCTGATATACAGGAAATGATTGATACTTTAGACAGCATGGTTACAAATCACAATTTCAGAGGCGTGGAGCGTGTCATTACTTATAAGCGGGTCATGAGTTATGCTTTTGCTAGACTCCTGGAAGAGACTGGTTTTGATGAAGCTAGTTGCGTAAAGGCGGTAGATGAGATGATTTCACAGTATGTTGAGACTCCAAACAGCATAGTTTTTACGCCTGATTTTGATTTTGAGTTTGATGTTTAATTTTGTCGGGTTTTTGTCATTCCTATTGTGACAAGCGAAAGCCTTATATTATGGGCTTTTGGCGAATATTTTATTTTTGTCATTTTTGTCAGAGTATTTGGATAAATAGACATACTTTTTTCATATTCTCTATTGCATACTCTTGAAAACTTCTGTACTCTTAGAAAATACATTAGGGGAATGTAGGGGGAGACTGTATTTAAATTAAGCATGGCGAAGAGTAATACACAAGTATTAGAGGAATTAGAGCCTATCATTGAAGCTACTGATGATGCCCCTATCGAATATTTTAACTTAGATAAAAGACTTAATCGCAGACAACATCTATTCATCTGGCACGCAGTTAACAATCCAAGACTATCATTAGTTCAAGCAGCAGCTAAAGCGGGATATAAATCGCCTCGTCAAGCTGCTAATAATCTTATGTCTAATCCCCTGGTTAGATCCGAATACGACTCACTTATGAAAGAAGTTAAGAAGAAGTATGAGCTTAACTACGACAGAGCAGTACAAGATTTGTATGAGATTCGGGATCAGGCTTTGGAGGCTGGATCCTTTAATGCAGCAATCTCGGCACAAAATAGTTTGCTGAAAGTCGGGGGACTCGTTGTGGATCGAAAAGAAGTTATGTTCGGTAAGATAGATCAAATGTCTAGGGAAGAGGTTGAGTCCCGGTTGGCATCTTTGCTTGGGACTACAATAGAAGGAGAGCTTGTCTCCGAAGAAACAAACTCTCTAGAAAATAATAGTGTGTCTGATTTAGATTAAGTTGATCGCATTAACTTATTCATGTTGTTAGCGTGATCTATTATTTTTTTCATTTCTTCTTCTTTTATTCTTCTCCACCTTCTGCGTTTAGAAACAAAAGCAGCATTACATATAGTATGATCTGGTAGACTCCACAATTGAATATCATGAGTTGTGTAAAAAATTTTTTTTGAATAAACAATCGTACTAGCTTCGTCAGTATAAATTCTTCCCGGAAAACTTAAATACATAAGTCTTTTTTCTGATTGGTTGT